GCCGAGGTCGATATCGACCTCGGCATGGAAAAGCTCGAGCTGGGCCTCACGATGGGCGGCTTCATGAAGGAGATGTTCAAGACGTGGGGCACGTCGAAGATCGACGGCGTCTCCGTACGCTTCGCCGGCTCCTATCAACGCGACGACACCGAAGAAACCGACGCGGTCGAGGTGTACGTGCGCGGCCGCTACAAGGAAATCGACCCCGGTAAGGCCAAGGCCGGCGACAACGCCGACCAGACCGGCACCATGTCGCTGTCGTATTACCGCCTGGTCGTCAACGGCGAAACCCTGATCGAGATCGACGTCCCCAACTTCGTCGAGATCGTCGGTGGCGTCGATCGCCTCGCCCAGCAGCGCCGCGCGCTCGGCCTGTAACCCATATCCCCTTCACTCTCTAAGGAACGCCCATGTCTTTGAAACGAACCGACCCGCTGCCGCTCGACACCCCGATCGCGCGCGGCGAGCAAAAAATCGATGCTGTCACGCTGACCATGTCGGGTAGCGGTGCGCTGCGCGGCGTCACGCTCACCGATGTCCTGCAGCTCGACGTCATCGCGCTGTCGAAGGTGCTGCCGCGCATCAGCAATCCGATGCTGACCGAGCAGGACGTACTGCGCATGGACCCGGCCGACCTGGTCAAGCTCGGCACGGAGCTTGCCGGTTTTTTGGTACCGAACTCCGTGAAGCAGGACGCATCCCTCGATCCGTCGACGAAGTGATGGCCGACATCGCCCTCGTTTTCCACTGGACGCCTGACGTGATGAACGCCATGTCCCTGGATGAACTGATGACCTGGCGCGAGCACGCGCGCGTCCGCTACGAACGGGGCGATGAATGAGTGACCGTTCCCTGCGCCTCGAGGTCGTCCTCAAGGCGCTCGACCAGGCGAGCCGGCCAATTCGCGAGATCGCCACCAAGAACCGCACGCTCGTGAAGGAGCTGCGGGACTCCCGCGCGCGCCTCAAGGAACTCAACGATACGCAGCGGCGCATCGGCGAGTTCCGCGAGATGCGCACGGGGCTCGCCAACACCGCGACGAGGCTCGCCGACGCGCAGAAGAAGGTCAAGGAACTCGCGACGTCGTTGCGTGCGTACGGGCCGCCGTCGCAACAGATGGTTGCCGAGCTGGCGAAGGCTCGGCAAGCCTCGTCGAAGCTCGGCGCCGCGTTCAAGAAGCAATCCGCCAGCGTCGACGAGCTGCGCACTCGGCTGACCCGCGCCGGCGTCGACACGGGCAAGCTTTCCCAGCACGAGCGCACGCTGCGCACCGACATCACCGCAACGACCGGCGCGATCGACGCCCAATCGCGCCGGCTCGACGCGCTGAACACCCGTCAGAAGCGCATCGCGGACGCGCGCGCCAAAATGGGCACCGCGCGCGGCGCAGCGGCCGAGATGGCGATCGGCGGATATGCCGCGCGCGCGACCGGCTCGCACATCGTCAACGATCTGCGCGAGCCACTCGGCGAGGCGAAGAAGATCCAGAACGAGCGCGGCCGCATCCAGGCGCTCGGCCTGGGCGATCGTGCGAGGCAGGGCGCCGAGCGCTACGTGCGCGCGATGAAATCGCCCGGCGTGGCGATCGCCGACAACATGACCTTGATGCGCGACGCGATGTCGATCTTTGCCGACGAGCACCATGCGCAGATGGTCATGCCGACGCTTGCGAAGATGAAGTTCGCGAACGAGGCGATGTTCGGTGCCGGCCAGGGGCACGAGAACGAAGAAAAGTTCATGAACATGCTCAAGGTGATCGAGCTGCGCGGCGGCACGAAAAGCGAAGCGAAGTTCAAGAGCGAAGCGAACATGGTCCAGCAGGTGCTGTCCGCGACGGGCGGCCGCGTGGGCGGCGACGAGTGGCGCAACTTCATCCAGACCGGCAAGGTCGCCGCGAAGCAGATGCGCCAGGACGCGTTCTATTACCAGATGGAGCCGCTGATTCAGGAAATGGGCGGGCATGCAGCCGGCACTGGCGTGCAGGCCGCGTACAGCAACCTGATGCAGGGCAAAACGACCGTGCGCGCATCGAAGCGCCTGGTCGAGCTGGGCCTCGTCGACAAGAAAGACGTCGAACACACGACGACCGGTACGATCAAGCGCATCAAACCCGGCGCGCTGCTGCAGGGCGACCTCTTCAACGCGTCGCCGTTCGAGTGGATGGAGAAGGTGCTGCTGCCGAAGCTGAAGGCCAAGGGCATCACGTCCGACGCGAAGATCCTGGAGGAATTCTCCACGATCATGACGAACGGCAACGGCGCGAATCTGTTCGCCACGATGTACATGCAGCGCGAGCAGATTCACAAGAACGAAAAACTGAACCGTGGCGCGTACGGCATCGACAAGCTGCACGAGCTGGGCCAGAAGCAAACCGAAGGGAAGGAGCTGAAAGCGCTCGAGAAGGTGCGCAACCTGCGCACCGTCATCGGCGAGCAGGTGCTGCCCGTGTACAACCGCGCGCTCGAGCTGACGACGAGCGTGCTCGAGCGGCTGCTCGGTTTCGCGAAGGAATACCCGAATTTCACGCGCGCTGTCGCGATCGGCGTGGCCGGCCTCGGCGTGCTGCTCGCCGTGCTCGGCACGTTGACGATCGCACTCGCCGGCATCCTCGGGCCGCTGGCGATCGTGCGCTTCAGCATGTCGATGCTCGGCATTCAGGGCGGAGCATTCGCGCGCGCGCTCGGCGCCAGCGCCGGCGCGCTGCGCGGCATTTCCCGCGCGGCATCCGGCGCAGCCGCCAGCGTCACCGCAGCCGGCAAGGGCACGCAGTCCGCAGCCAGGCGCATCCGTACCGCGCTGTCGAGCGCATGGCAGGCGTCGTCGCCTCGAGCGGCCGCCTCGTCACTGCGCACCTATGTCGCGTCGCTCGCGCAGCGCGTACCGGCCGCATGCCAGGCCGCGAAGGCGTCGATCCAGCAATGGGGCACGTCAGCCGCAACCGCGATGAAAAACGGCGCCAGCGCTGCGCGCCAGTACACCGTCCAGGTGTGGCGCGCCGTCGCCGCGCCGGCGGCCGCGACGCGTGCGGCTGCGGCGTCGCGCTGGACCGCAACCCGGCAGTACGTCGGCCGGCGCGGTGCGACCGGCATTGCCGGCGACGCCGCGCGCGGCGGCTTCAACCTGGTCAAGGGCGGCACGATGGGCGCGATCAACGGCGTGCGCGCGGCGCTCGGCGGGCTCGCACAGACGCTGCTGTTCGTCGGCCGCACCGCGCTGATGAATCCGATCGGACTGGTGATCACCGGCATCGCGCTCGCCGCTCTCCTGGTTATCAAGTATTGGGAGCCGATCAAGGCGTTTTTCTCGGGCTTCTGGCAGGGACTGACCGAGGGCCTGCGCCCGCTCGCGCCGATCTTCAGCGGCGTGCTCGCGACGCTCGGCGCAGCGTTCGCGCCTCTGAAGCCCGTGTTCGACTGGCTGGTTGGTGCCATAAAGAGCGCGTGGGACTGGATCACGCGCCTGTTGGGGCCGGTCGACACTAGCAAGAAAAGCCTCGACGCGGCAACCAGCGCCGGCAAGGGGTTCGGTGCGTGGCTCGCGGATATCGTCGTTGTCGCGGCGCAGGCTGCTGCGCGCTTCGTCGACTTCGGCGCGAACCTGATGTCCGGCCTGGTCAACGGCATCAAAAGCGGCTTGGGCTCGGTGAAGGATGCGATCGAGTCGGCCGGTGGCAGCGTGATCGGCTGGTTCAAGGAAAAGCTCGGCATCCATTCGCCGAGCCGCGTGTTCGCCGCGCTCGGCGGCTTCACGATGGCGGGCCTGGACCAAGGTCTGCGCGAGGGTCAGGACGGGCCGCTGTCGACCGTGCGCGAGGTCAGCAAGCGGATCGTCGCCGCCGGCGCCGGCATCAGCATCACCGGCGCGGCGATCGCCGGCGGCGCACCGCTCACGGTCGACAACCGCCCGCCGCTCACGGTCGCGTCGGCGGCCGCACGCGCGCCGGTCGCGCCGGCGCCGATCACGATCAATCTGTACGCGGCGCCAGGCATGGATTTGCAGGCGCTCGCGCAAGAGGTTCGCCAGGTGATGCGCCAGGAACAGGCCGCGCAGGCCGCGCGCGAGCGTTCGCGCCTGCGCGATCGAGATTGAAGGAGAGGTTCGCATGATGATGGCGCTCGGGCTGTTCGTGTTCAGCCTGTCCACCCTGCCCTACCAGGAGCTGAAGCGCCGGCGCGGCTGGCGCTTCGCCAGCAACAACCGCGTTGGTAAAAAGCCGGCTCGGCAGTACGTCGGCGAGGACGACGAAACCATCAGCCTGTCCGGCGTGCTGCTGCCCGAGCTGACCGGCGGCGACCTGTCCCTCGCCGTGATTGAAGCGATGGCCGGTCAGCACACCGCCTGGCCGCTGATCGAGGGCACCGGCCACATCTACGGCATGTTCACGATCGACAGCATCGAGACGACGCGCACGCTGTTTTTCGACGACGGCACCGCACGGCGCATCGAGTTCACGATCGCGCTGACGCGTAACGACGAGCTCGACATGCTCGGCATCGTGACCGACGCCATCAAGGGGGCGATCTCGCTATGAACCTGACCGACATCCCCGGCGCCGAACTGGTCCGGCAGGTAGTGCTGGCCGACGATCGCGTGCCGCGTGCGATCTACTCGATCACGCTCAGCGGCAAGAACATCACGAAGAAGTTCGACGGCCGGCTGATCTCGATGACGCTGCAGGACAACCGCGGCTTCGAAGCGGACCAGCTCGACATCAGCCTCGACGATTCTGACGGCGCGCTCGAGATCCCGAGTCGCGGCGTCACGCTGAAGCTGGCGATCGGCTGGGCCGGTGCGGCGAATGGCCTGGTCGACAAGGGCGAATTCATGGTCGATGAGGTTCGGCACACCGGCACGCCGGACGTGTTGACGATCCGCGCGCGCAGCGTCGATCTGCGCGCGGGCCTGTCGATCAAGAAGGAGCGCTCCTGGCATCGGCAGACGGTAGGCGCGATCGTGCGCGCGATCGCCAGTCAGAACCAGGTCGAGGCGCGTATCAGCAAGGCGCTCGACGGGCAGCTCGTCGACCACATCGACCAGACGGCCGAGTCGGATGCCAATCTGCTGTCGCGCCTGGCGAAGATGTTCGACGCGATCGCCACCGTGAAGAACGGGCTGCTGCTGTTCATCAAGGCCGGCGAGGCAACCACGGCGAGCGGCAAGCCACTGCCGGCCGTCACGATCACGCGCGACGTCGGCGACCGTCACGAGTTCGGCGTCGCCGACCGGGACACGTACTCGGGCGTGCAGGCGTTCTACCTGAACACGCGCACCGCGAAGAAGCAGTCAACAACCGTGAAGCGGCGCCGGCGTCGCACGACGGCGAAAAAGAAGAAGCCGATCGACAAGAGCGGCGATGTGTTGTTCGGCACGGCCGAGAACGTGAAGACGTTGCGGCACACGTACGCGAACAAGGCGAACGCGACGCGCGCGGTGAAAGCGGAATGGGAGAAGTTGCAGCGCGGCGTTGCAGAGTTCAGCATCGTGCTGGCGCTCGGCCGCCCCGAGCTGATGACCGAATTACCTGTAACCGTGCGCGGTTACAAACGTGTCATTGACGATTGCAACTGGATCATTGCGCGCGTTACACATTCGATCGACGGTAACGGCGGATTTACATCGGACCTCGATCTAGAGGTCAAAGCGAGCGAGGTGCCGGAGATCGACACCTCGGAGGCGGGCTGACGTTACGTCAGTAGCAGGTCGCGGATGTTCGAGAGGCTCAACATCGCGCTCGTCACCTGCGCGAGCAGCGCCGCTCGCTCACCGGCCGACAAATCGCGCACTGCGCGCGTCTCGCGGTTCCCGGCTACAGTGGAGCTGGCGCGCCCACATTGGGCGGCTATCGTGGCTTCGGTACAGCGTCGGATTACCCCGCCCTCGGCTGTTGCGTTTCGGAATTGCTGCTCTTGCGGCTTGTTACTCACAACGGCTTCCTCTTCGGATATTTTGAGAGGCGCTACGACGTGAAACGGCATTCACGCGTGCTGTAACGCGGCCCCATTTTCGTGCTTTTTTCAGACAAATGGAATGAAGGAGAAAGCCCCGTGAAAGTTAGGAAAACGCCTAACTTTCGCGGGCTTTCTCCCGCCTCTCGTCCCCCGCCCCTGCGACGCGCGCATTACGGCAGCAATAACTACCGCTCGAATCATGGCTTCCCGGACGACTCTCCCTCGGCTCAACTGGAATCTGCTGCGCGCATACAGCGAGATCGCGCGCTATCGCAGCATTTCGGAAGCGGCGCAGGCAATGGGGGTGCAGCGGCCGACCGTCAGCGAGAAGGTGTCCGCGCTCGAGCGCGTCCTCGGCCGCCCGCTGATGGAGCGCCGTTCAGGAAGTGATGGGTTTCGGCTTACCGAATTCGGAGCGCAGCTCCGCAGCGTCGTTGCGCGGTTCGATCGTGAACTCGCTGCGTTGTGCGAACTGTCTCGTGAGGAATCGACCGGCATGACGACGGCCGACGTGTTGGGGGAAGTCGAAACAGCGATGGCGGCGCTCGAGCGCGCCGCAGAGACACTTCGTCAGTCCTGATCTTTTTCGGTGCTCTTGCGCGGCGATCGCGCGCCCTTCGCGCGCTCTGTGTCTGTCTGTGCGTCTTTGAGCGCCTGCAGCGCCGCAGCATCCAATTTCGCTGCTCGGTTTTCAGCAAGACGCGGAAGCCGCTTCGCCGGCGCGCCCGAGATCGTCATCGTGCCCGCGAGCAGGAAGCCATTGATCGACGCCTGCACGGCCGTCCGACCGACGTCGTTCAACTGGCGAAACCCATCGAGCAGCTCGGCTTCGTCGTCCGGCATCGGCCCCCCCTGCGCACGCTCGCCAGTTACGACGTACAGCACGTCGACCCCGACCTTCGAAAGCGCCGCCAGGTAGTTCGCATCTGGCGATCGCGCGTCGGATTCGTAATTGAGCTGCGCCTGCTTACCGAGGCCGCCCAGTGCGGCGAACTCTGCCTGGCTCAGACCGATACGCATCCGCTCCTCCTTCAGTCGGTTTCCGATTGAAATCTCTGACATCTTGCGGTTTCGTTTTGATTACCTTACACTTCACCTATCCCTAGCAGCCTGCTGAAATACCCCTCGTCA